CGAATAGACCAACACAACAATGCACGAGAAATGCAATAGAGACTATATAGTTATGTGTTGGTAATTTTGTCAACCCATAAGGTATACCTTTAACCCTGGGTAACATAGTCATTATTATATCATATAAATTTAAAATCAACAAGTTATTTTTTTACTTTTTTATAAACACAACATAGTGTATAATACAATAATGAGAAAACAACCCAAACATCTGTTATATGCTCATTTAGATGATTCAGGTCTCAGGGATTTAATTAAAGAAACAGCAGCAACTCGTAAGAAACGTAACGCAGGTAGAGATTTAATTGAGATGAGACGTGAGTACATGCGTAGAGTTGAAGAGAGGAGACTCAAGATGACAGAAAAGAAAAGTAAAAAGTTACCTGAAGGACAAAAGGTAAAGATGTTAGAGAACGCACAGCAGAAGTATCAGAACTTTGCAAAGAATACTTTACCTAGTGGACTATCAGCTATGCAAGAAAAGTTTTGTTTAGAATATACAGCTACAGGTGATGTCTTAACTGCGTATCGTTCAGCAGGTTATAGTGAGAAAGGTAATGATGCACAGACTCGTGCTGAAGCTAAACGATTATTAAAGAATGATAAAGTAGAAGAAAGATGTAATCAAATAAGATTAGATGCAATGAAAGACGTAAGTGTTAATATTAATGAAGTTGTAAAAAAGTTTATGGATGTTTACAATCGTGGTCTTGCAGAAAATGACCTAACTAATGCAAACAGAGCAATGGAGTTTATAGGTAAACATCTAGGTATGTTAATTGAACGTCAAGAAATTAAACAGGACATTACAACTAAGTCACCTGAAGAATTAGAACGTGAGATAAAACATTATGAAAATGTTGTCAAACTGGAAAACATTCATAAGAAATAGTATAAAAGTTATTTATTATTTCTTTTTAGTTTTCTTTGTATTATGGATATTATATATATTAACTATGGCAGGATGGAATACAGTTTGTAAAGGATGCCCAGTTAAATGGTACATAGAAAATGTTGAACCAATACTTCCTAGACCTGAACCTAAACCTGAGCCACCAGTAATTATAGAAGAGGAAGAAGATGAAGATTGGGATGATGATGACGAGGAAACAGATTGGCGATAAAAATAATTAGGGGAAATACATATTGGTTTTTACCTTTAGATTTTGAAAGAAGAGTAAAACCAAAAGAATATAAATCACCTGTTGTCTCATGGACAAGTAAAATATCAAATGCTACAAGTAAACGAAAACTTAATTAAACTTAGAGAACTATATTTTCAAAGAGCAATACAACAATCTAAAGATAGCTTTCTACATTTCATAGCTATGTTTGCACCCACATTAGTTCCTGATTGGATTATGGGTAAACATATTCATGTCATTGCAGATAAACTACAAAAGGTTGAAAGTGGAGAAATAAAAAGACTTATGGTATTTCTTCCACCACGTTCATCTAAATCTGTAATATGTTCAAAGTTATTTCCTGCGTGGTACGTAGGTAGACATCCACAACATGAAATATTAACTGTATCACACTCAGACCAACTAGCTTCAGACTTTGGTAGAAGTGTAAGAGATTTAGTTAACTTTGATTTATTTAATACAGTATTTCCAGACGTAACATTACGTAGTGATGTACGAGCTGCAGGTAAATGGAAAACAAATCAGGGTGGTACATATTATGCAGCAGGTGTTCGTAGTCAGATTGCAGGTCGTGGTGCCCATGTTGCTATACTAGATGATGTAATGTCAGAAGAGGATTCATTTAGTGAAACAGGTAGACGATATGTAAAAGAATGGTACCCATCAGGTTTACGCACACGTATCATGCCTAATGGTTCAATAGTTATTATTAATACACGATACCATGAAGATGATTTATGTGGTTGGTTACTAAGACAAGAATCACAAATAGAATTAGAAAATAAGTGGGAAGTTATAAAAATACCTGCATGGGTTGATGAAGATTCAAGTAAGTTATTAAAATTACCCATAGGTTCTTCATATTTTCCTGAATGGAAACCTGATACTATTTTAAAAAATGATGAAGAAGAAATAAAAGCAAGTAATGGTTCTAGGTATTGGGAGTCTCTTTACATGCAGAATCCTGTACCAGATACTGGTGGAATTATAAAAAAGAAATGGATTCAATGGTGGGACTATGATGAACCCCCTGAATGTAGTTATATAATTCAAACATACGATACTGCGTTTTCAACAAAGACAACTGCTGACTATAGTGTCATTCAAACGTGGGGTATATTTGAAAATATGGAAACTGATTCAACTGGTAGAGAAAGCTGGGTATCTAATTTAATATTATTAGGAAATGAAAAAGGTAGATTTGATTATCCTACATTAAGAACAAAAGCACAAGAACTATATGATTATCATAAACCTGATGTCTGTATCATAGAAAAGAAAGCAAGTGGACAATCGTTAATACAAGACATGCGTAGAGCAGGACTACCAGTTTTAGATTATACTCCTGATAGAGATAAGACTGCAAGAGTATATGCAGCAAC